AATAATTGTTGCCATTTAAAAGTCTCCCTTAAAAACTACCGCCATTGAACGTTATCGTTCCGGTATCAGTAGATATTTCTGTTTTTGTTATAAATTTGTCTGACGAAGCATCATATTGGATTAAAGCACCATCTTCAAGTGTCGAAGCATTAACGTCTGTCATATTTCTTAAACGTGTAACACCATCGACTACAGCAGTAGGAGTTGTAACAGAAACTTTTTGAGGTCCACGTGTTGTGGCATTTATATTTGCCGTTGTTCCACCATTTGGATTTATCGTTGCTGTTGTCATACTACTCTCTCTTTTGTGTAATATTTATAATAAAAGTAGTTTGAATTAGATAGAAACAGACGGATTTACAGTAATAATTCCTTCAATAACCCTAGTAACCGTACTATCTGAAGCAACAATTTCAACATCATAAACGTATCTAGCAGGTGCTTCTAATGTATTTGTTTGATCGGCAGTAAGAGATATTGTTAATACGCCTGTTGTTCTATCAGACGCAAATGCTGTAGTTATATTAACACGTGTTCGTGTTGAAGCATAACCCAAAGCCATTTTGGCTTGAGCAGTATAACCAGTTAAATCTAATAGATTGCCAGAATTATCTTTTACAGTAATATCTGAACTAAAAGTTGCACCTTGGTCAATCGTTAGATTTGCCGTTGCTGCCATTGTATTCTTCTAACCCTTTTTTAATCTTGTCGTTATAGTAGTTAGTAAGAACTTCAATTTTCTCTAATTCTATATCGTGTCTTACTTTAGATCGTTGTATTTCTTGTCTAGCAACAATCGTATTTCTTACTTCTAACGGAAGTTTATTTAATTCATAATCTTTTCCGTCAATTGATATAATATCTTGGTTGGTTTCAGTCATAATTTATCACCTTTTTAATTATATTTATACGTTATTTTAGTGCGTCATAGTTTAATTTTGTTACACCTAACATAGGTCTACCATCAAATTTGTTCTTTTCAGCGTAAGGACCGTTTTTATGATTATAATGTAAAAAGACTTGATGACACAAGTTACCTTGAAAAGGCTCTCTCCAATGTTCTAAATCACAACCTGAATAAACTAACATATCACCTACTTCTAAATCAACTCTATTTCCTTTATGTGCAGTTTCTTTTAATAAAACTTCTTCACCTTTTGATGTATATTGTGATTTAAGTACATTATTTTCTCCTGTAGGATCAATATAAATCGGCCAAGGATCACCACCCAAATTCATTGTTGTAGATATTTCACAACTTGGTCTATCTTTGTGTCTAAACAAAGTTGAACCTTTTTCATATACTCTACTATAAGCATAGGTAGGTATTAAATCTAATCCTGTTTGTTCTTTCATCACAGGTAAAACTTTCATTAATAAAGTTTCCATAACCATATCACCGTAGTGTGAATAAACACCTGGTACTTGTGCATCTTTCCAAGTTCCCCATAATCCACTATCTGCTATAATATTATTATCATACATAAATTTAACTGCATCTCTTTTTAAAAGAAAATAGTTAAAACAAAAGTTTGCTAATTCATAAGAAATAGCATTTTTAATTACTGCATATTTTTTTTGTTCAAAACTCATACTTGTATAAAGTTGTAAGAGATAGAAATTCTCCAACTAGCTTCTCCTTGTTCTGTACTTTGATTAATGTCCACTCCGTGTGGTAACCAAGATGGAAAAAATACCATTCTTCCTTCTACGGCTTCATAAGCGACAACCCTCCATAATTGTTTTGGTAAATTGTCTAATCGTCTAGGCATATATGTATTAGGTCCTGGTCGTGGGTCTTCTATAAAGAACTTGCCACTATTTTTAGGAACTTTTACATAATAAACGCCTGACCATAATGAATTAGGGTGTGTATGTGTTTTATTATATCCACCTGGTGGATTAATGTTAGCCCACATATTACCAAGTCCTAACTTTGGTTGTACTCCGTAATCCAAATTACATTCTTCAGCCATCTTAAATAATTCTTGTACTAATGGCTTATATTCTTCTTTTTCATTCATATCTGTAGGACTATGCCAACCTGTACCTGAATTTGTTTTAGATTCAGATTTTGTTGTTTCTGCCCATTTTTTTATATGATTAAAAAGATAATCATTTAACTGTTGACTATTATCTAGGTCTTTAAAATAAACAGGTGTTGGAAATAATACTTCTCTTTTTAATTGTGTCATATCTTACCTAAATGGCGTACCTCCAAACCACATTACAAGTGATTGTCTTATTCCTGTTTGTACAGGCACAACTCTATGTCTTATAAAAGACGCAAAGAATATAGCGTGACCTTGTTTCATATTAGGCGATTTACCCTTATCCATTAATTCTAATCCTCCACCTGTAAACTGATTTTCAGGTGATAGTAATAATGTCATTGACATTTTTCTTACAGGTGGCTCATTAATGCCTGATATATCATTATCTGTATGCCAATCATAAAAACCGCCTGGTGGATATTCTGTAAATTGAGCAGGTTCAGTTATTTCTAAAGTATCAAAACCAAAGTGATTTTTATTTGTTGCGTCAACCACTTCTCTAATTTTGTTATACATTGGTTTTAAAGCATCAAAAGGAATCCAACTTATGGTTGTAACTCTTTTTTTTGTATCATATGCTGAAGTTTTTTCACTTGTACCTGTACCTACTTTTGCCTTTTCTGGTTGTTGAGCTCGGCCAACTTTTATAATTTCGTTACACTGCCAAGGCGTAAAAATAGGTGTAGTTGTTTCTACAATGTAACTTTTCCAGCGTGGTTCTTTATAGATCATTAATATACTCCTCTGTTTTCAATTTGATTATATAGTACGTCACAATTACACGCTAATGTAATTCTTGTATCATTGGAACTATTAAATGGATAGACACAATGTCGCATATCATAAGGAAAGATGTAAAAATCTCTTACTCTCATTGGTGGTGAATAATCTGTTTTAGCAAATTGTCCACTTGAAGAACCTAATATTTGTAATTGACCATTCATTGGTTTATCAGCCGCCGAATATTCAACACCTGTGTTTTGAGGTGTTTTAATTATCATTACTGAAGAAAGTCCTGTTTGTTCTGAACCAATATGAATATGTACAGGATTATATTCATTATCTTTCATTTGATTAATCCAAATAGAATTAATATGTTTTGTATTATTTCTAATTTTGTTCCATTGTAAGTAATGGTCCATCGTATCATTAAACCATTGTAAAACTTCTAAAGGTAAGAAGTTGTGAGGTTTCATTAAGTTATTAGGCTTACCGTCAAAAAACAATGAATGTTCATTAACAATTTTACCTACAAGTTGTTTATTAGCTCTAGGTAAATTATTAAAATTATTTTCATAAGTTTGAATGATTGTATTAAATATATTTAAAGGTGTTTCATACTTTAATACACTTTGCCCTAAAAACACAAAATCAAATTTTTTATTTTCCATTTTAATTCACTTTCTTAAAATTTTATATGTCCATACTTATTTATAAACCATTGAGGAATGAGTTTTTTATATGGATTTTCCTCTTTACATATTCCATCAGTTCTTATGGTGTGTATATTTTCACCTAATACTTTATCGTGTTACAGCCACGTCAGGATTTTGATTTGTTAATGAGGCAAAAAGAGTATTACCTGAACGTGGCAAAGCAACTAAAAAGAAAATCTTTTTATCAATAGGATACATTATATACTAAAAAATATATTATAATTCTTTTATAAAAATATCATCACTTTTTTGTTTGTCTTGTTTTGGCACTTCTGGTTTTTGTTGAGTATTAATATTAGTTTCTTCACCATAAGGTAAAGCAACAGTACCGCCACTCATTTGTAATTTAAGTCTTTCTTCAGCAGGTAATAATTCACCTTGTTTGATAACTCGTTTTAAAGACTCTAATTGACCTACAGCGTTAAACACTTCAGGTTGAGATGTTCCTGGAGTTAATGATCTAACTCTATTTTCTAAACCAAGTAAATAAGATTTTGCTTGATGAGTATTAACATCTTGTTTATCAAACGTATTATCATCAAATTCTTTTTTAAGTTTTGACCAAGTATTAACTTCTCTCATACGGTGTTTAGCAACTAATTCCATAGAAGCCTTGCCATATAATTTTTCTTCTAACTCAATCTTTAAAAGTTTCTTTTCTAAATCGTCTTCTTCTTTTTCTATTTTTCTTTCTAACTTTTCAATCTCAATGTCGTTCTTTCTGTAATCAAAAGAAAGGTGCATTAAATTTTCAAAGTGAGTATTTTGTTCTCTTACTGATTGCCAGTATTTGGCAGCTTTGGTAGGATATTTTGCGTCATTTAGAACGGAAAACCTCATTTCGGTTTCTGTTCTAAACATTTGTTTTTTAGTCCAAGTGTCTTTTAATTCAGGCGTCAAAGCCTTAAATTGTTTTACATCTTCTTCGTCTAAAATGGTTGATAGATACTTTGTTTGTGTATCGGCTAACGTTTTTATATTACGTTTTTCTTTTGGTGTTTCATCACTCATATTCTTTTCTGCTCATTATCTAGCATTGTATATGCTATTATATAATTCTATTTATAACAGTTTTAAGAAGTGGTTACAGTTTGTGTAGCAGCGGCTAATGTCCATTCTTCAGTAATTGCAGGATTT